TCAGCACAGGACGACGATATCGCCATCGGCTACCCGCTCAGACAGAGAGGTCAGCTTGCCGATGCCCTCCCGCAGGAACCGGCTCAGCTGTTCGAAGCATTCCTGCTGATCCTGCGAGAGGCTGAATTCGGACGCCATGGTATCCATCAGGTCAAGGCAGCACTGGTTTAGGAAACCGACCTCTAGCAGCTCCGCCCGCAGTCTCCGTCTAAGCATCTCGTTCATACCAACATCCCTATCTACTCCGCACATCAGCGGGGGACCGTAGCAAAAGGAGACGTTGGTCACAATTATCAAAACGCTTAGGACTGGGGGAGCGGATAGCGCTCTTTGATCGCCTTGACAGCTGCGACCCAGGCCGACAGGTCCGGCGCTGTGCCGGTAGCGATGGCGTCATACTCCGCCTCCAGGCGCAGCGGGTCTGCCTCGTCCCGGTATGCCTGCCGGCGCAGTTCCTGGACCTCCGCCAGCGCGTCATCCGGGTGGAACGCGAGATCGTCCATGCTCACTCCGGCAGTTTCAGCGATGGCCGCCAGCGGGCCGTCCCACTCAGTGAAGAACGCCCCTTTGTAGAGAACTCGCTTCATCATGCGCTTGCTCCGTTGATGGTGAGGATGGGGGCAACGTGGATGCCTGGATCGACGAGACCACCGAACCACGCCGGGCATGCGAACGCGATCTGAGCCCCTGCGGATGCGTAGATGTACGGACACGCGTTGTCATAGCCGTTGTATGACTGCATCGAGAATCGCAGATGCACCCATTGGTTCGCAGGCAGCACCACGCCAGGAGCAGCGACAGCGCCATTGATCCAAAGGCGATGGGTCGTATAAGGCGCCGACGAGATATGAGCCGAACCGCTTTCTACCCGCAACCACATGACGACCGTCGCCCACGCGCCCGCGTTGAACACGGTTTTGCTGCCGTTGGAGCAGCACAGATACCGCGTAACCCCATCCGCGCCGGCCGAGCCGGTAGTTGTCTGCGATCCCGCTGTCAGCACCGTGGTGAAGAACTCGACCCCGTATCGGGACACTGACGTCAACGTCCGGCCCATTGCCGCGAGAAGCGCCTGCACCCGCGCATTGAGCGCCGGCCCCGCCCCGCCGTTCGTGCTGTTGTCGAACACAAACTTGCCCCCATCTGCGAGGGTGGCGCCGTTCCAGCCATTGATGAAGGTGCTTGGAGTCCATGACGTTGTGAACATCGTATTCAGCGGGTTGGCTGCGGTTCCCGCGAAGCGACCCATGTCGGGCATCAGGTTCATGAACGGCAGAACGTTGAGCGCCGATTTCGCTGCCGATCCCAGCTCCGTCCAGGCGCCGCTTTCGCGGGCATATGCCTTTCCGTCGCTCGGCGCGTCGGCCATCCCGCCCACCAGTTCCGTCCAGCCACTGGCCCCGAACTCATACGTCTTGACCTGGCCAGCAGGCGTGGCCTCGTTCGCCACCTGCACCCGCCAGCCCAGCCTGGGCGGCATGTACTCCCAAATAGGCGTGCTCGCACCAGTCGCCCACCAGCGTGCAATGCGGTTCTGGTTCGCACCGCTGCCGGTAAAAATGTAAGTGTCTCCCTCGACCTGGCCGCTGGTCGGGAGCGCGGCGACACGCCCCTTGACGACCGGCTGCCTCAGAAAGTCATCCCAGCGCAACAGGCGCATCAGCTCGTTATAGTGCCCCTCGCCTGGTGCACCGTTGGTCAGTAGGCCGGTATTCGGCCCCATCGTAAGACTCATGCGGAAACGCCTCCTAGTTCTTCGCCCAGCCGGAAACCGAGGCCGTGGCGCTCAATCGTGATGTCGTGCTGCTGCCAAGAATCGATGCCGTCGCGGACACTGCGCAGGACAAGGCGCATGTCCTGGAGCGGGCCATCCGCCATGTCCTCGGCGAGTGGATAGGACCAACTGCTGCTGGTGAGGCCGGCATATGTGCGCTTCAGCGTCGTGCCGCTGTAGACCTGGAGCGTCACCGTCGCCCCAGCTTCCGGGCCGATGTTGCCGACCGTGGTATCGATCAACTGGTCAGCCTGGCCGATGCGGTCGCGCTTCGCCCAGCTCACCGACAGCGCCCCGTAGACCTTCGTTGGGTACGCGCTGCCGTTGATGCGGAACTGGCCGGGCGGATACGGCTTACCTTGGCGCCCGGTCAGCGTCAGGCTGTCGGTGGCGGCCAGCGCCGGGGCGAGCTGGCCCTCGCTGGTGTTGGTCAGCAGCCGGGCCTGGAGCGTCACGCCCTGGCTGTAGACCGTCTCGTCCACCGCTTCGAACGTGTCGTAGAACCAGACCCGAGCCCCGGCCAAGTGCTTGGCCGGCACGGTATCGGCGCAGCCGCGCGCCAGGGTGACGGTGCCACTGGCATAGTTGACGGCATCGACCCGGACTATCTCGTCGTCCACCACAGCCGCCTGGCCGACAGTGACGTCCTCCAGCCGACTGGCGTTCGTCAGCGTGACCACGCTCGGGCCGGCCGCCAGCGGCAGCTCGGCGGCGAGTAGTCCGGTCGGGCACCAGTCGCCGGTTCCGCGATCAACGAACGCGCCCGAACTGCCGACGCGGTCGGTCAAGGTGTAGCTCTGCGACAGGCTCGTCGGCGCCTCGGCCAATGCGGCAAGGTACGACGCGGACACGTCCAGGAGCTGCAAGTTGGCCGGATCAATCACCCCGGCCAGCTCGCGATATGGCGCCTCGATCAGTCGGCGCACGGTGACCGCCCGAGGCGTCCGGTCGGGCGGGGTCCAGCCCGGTGGCGGTGGTGCCACGCCGGTAGTCGCCGGCAGATTGAACTGGTCCTGGACGACGGTCAGGGTGATCTTGCCGTCGCCGAGGAAGTTGTCTTCGATCCGGCCGACCCGGACGACGGTTTCAGGGATGCCGCGCCGGGTCGAACGGATGCGGAACGGCTGGCCTGGGTTCAGGCTACGGGCACGGCGGTCGAATACGCCCTTATAGCGCTTCAGGCCGGTGGTCTTCAGACGCATTTCCCGCTCACCGACTCGCCCGGCCAGCTCGCCGGTCGGCACGCCCAAGAACTCGATTTCTTCAGACGACCGCCGCCCCTGCGACGCGGCGACCGCATTGTTGTTGACGATGATTTGGCGCTGCGCCCCGTCGATCTGGTCGATGTACTTGACGATAAGCTGGCTCGGCGCGAGCGACGTCGAGCCGGTCTTCTCTTGCGTGATCTCCAGGAGGCCGCTGTCTTCGTCGAACAGCGGCAGGTCAGCAACGTTGTAGTCGTCACGCAGGAGCCGGATGCTGATCTGCCCAGTCTGGCGGTTCGGGTAGACCTCGGCGCCGATATGCGATTTCACCGTCTCGCAGAAGTTGGCGAACGTGTCGGACCTGGTCCATTCAAAGCACAGCCCGAAACCCTCGGCATACAGCTTGTCGGCAGCGGCCCGCCAGCTCGCCTCGTCCATCCGCGTGCGGGCCAGCCCCCGGAAGTCCCGGCCGGTGTAGACGAGATAGAGGATATGCGCCGGGTTCATCGCTTTGATCTGACCGTCCGCTAGCCAGACAAACTGCTTTTCGGGATACCAGGGGTTGCCGTCCCACAGGCGGTTGCCACCTCGCCGCAGAATCTCCCAGGTCTTCGGGTAGGGGTTCATGGCGGTGACCAGGCCGGAATAGAAGCACGTGGTAACGCCCCGGAAAGCCGGCACCAGGCCGCCGAGCATCGCCGCCAGGCGAGGCAAGACGCCCTGGTCCTCTTCGCCAAACAGCACGTCAAGCGTTCCGTCGAGGCCGCCTTCGCCCTTGTCACCCCCGAACAGCTCAGGCGCATTGATGCGGACCTGCCCATTGCTGGTGATCGACCCTTTCCACGCGGTTTTGCCACTCGCCCGGATTGCACAGACTTCATCGACTTTCTTGCCCAGGGCGAAATGGATGTCGAAGTAGTAGCGGAACCCGACCGTCTGTGCCTTCGGCTTAGCGCCCATCGGCTACCTCCTGGCGTGCATGTTCAACCAATTTGAGCGCGAGCGCGTCGCCGGTCGCGACCAGCACGTCGGCCTCGATGCCGTCCTGCAAGAACGCCATCCAATCCAGGCCATGGCGCTTGAAGAACTCCCGCGCCTGCCGGTGGCAATAGCCCTGCCGAGTGGTCCAGGTCGGCACGGTATGCAGGTGCTGAGCCGTAACGATCATTTCTTGCTCCCTTTGGTCTTGATCGCCTTTGTTCGGTAGTTGCCCACGGTCAGCACCATCCAGCTCTTCGACCAGCACTGACCGAAGACGGCGACCTGTTCGTCGCCCTCGTCGCAGCGCGGGAAATCGATGTCTTCAAAGGCGGTCGGCTTGGGCTTCTGCGGCTTCGGCGCCAAGACCTTGGATAGGATGAACGACGCCGCCAGGATGACGAGATTGATTGTGATCGGGTCCATGGCCTACCTCACCAGACCTGGTCGCCATCGAACGGCGACTTGCCTTGCATCGCGTTAAACCCCCTGAAGTTGGGGAGGTTGCTGAATTTGTCGTCGCACGTCTGCGCGAGCCCGTCGCAACCCGGATAAACCCGCAGTTGGCCACCTGCCGGAATGCCCTCGGTGCCGCCCAGGATGTAAAGATCGGGTCCGGCGTGCCGCTCGATGTAGCGGCTATCGTAGTTGTCGCCGTCGACTTGCCATTCGACGTAGCCCCCGGTAAACCAGCCATCGGCATAGCCGGCGACCACGCCGCTGGAGATCACCCAGCCGCTGATGCTCTGCGGCGTCAGCGTCACGCGATACGGAACGAGGTTGACCTTGCAGCGGTGGTCGCCAACGACTGCCGTGCAGGTGCGGCAGTAGGTGTCGATCAAGCCGGGCTGGTCCATCAGTTCGTCTTCGGACACGCACGTTATGCGGCAGCTATCCACGGTCGGCCAGTCCACATCGCCAATCTGACCCACCCATGAAACCACTGCCTCGGCATCGCCGTAGTGCATGTCGTAGACGACCAGGTCGATGGCACCGCTCGGCGACCGGGTCTTGTACAGCAGCGCGACATCGAGGTCGGCCGGCGCGGTGATGACGAACTGGTCGGACTGCGGATCACCGGAACAGATGATCCCGTTGTCAGTGATGCCGCCCTGGACAGTGCGGAAAATCTGGTTCTGGTAGGTGATGTCCCGGTCGCAGCTGTTGTAGCTCCAGCGGATCGCGCCACGGCTGAATTGGTACAGCCGCACCGGCTGCCCATCCGCAAGCGAGCTTTCGCGGCTGTTAAAACTCATCGTCACGAACCCCTTTGAAAGTCAGCGCGGCGGTTGCGACGCCCTCGCTATCGGTGACGTGCTCGATCTCGATCACGTCGCTGGCGGCGCTACAGAGCGCCATGAAACAGATGCGCGCTACATCGGTCGGCTCGACCAGGCGGCCCAGGGCGGCGTCGATGGCCAAGCGCTCGGTGTCGGCGTCCAGCTCGGTGCTGGTGAGAATGCGGCGGTGATAGACGGTGCCGTCGTACAGCTCGATGCGGATATCGCGACGACCCGGTCGCCCATTGGCGAAACGGGCATAGCCGATATTGCGCACGTCCAGCGCGGTGGACAGCTGCGAGACGGTGGCGACCAGGGTCAGGTCGTCGGCGTGGGTCGGCACCCACAGCGGCTTCTGCTGGCCGCGTAGCGCATAGACCAGGCTGCGGAACGCCGACCGTTCGGCTCGGCCCATACCGATCCACCGATGGCCGATGACGGGCAGCGCCATGCCGGCGACGTCGGTCACGCGGGGAATGGCGCTGCCGTTGTCGAGGGTGGACAGCAGGCGCTGATAGCTGGAGGTGAGGTCTTCGCTTTCGTCCGGGCGCTGCTCCAGCACTGGCCGACCCCTGTAGGTCGTCGCCGGCATTACCTCGGGCCAGGCGCTGGGCTCCATTATCAGGAACGACACCCGCGCAGACTGCGCGGTATCGGTCAGCCGGGTCAGCGTGGGCTGTTCGGTCAGCTGCGCGGTGCGTACCGGGTACAGTCGCGAGCCAGTTACCCAGGTGGCCTGGACGGGGCGGACCAGGTCCAGGCCGCTGGCGGTCACCGTCTTGACCTCGACGACCTCATAAGTAAAAGCGTCCTCACCGCGCAGCATCGCTAGACCGCCGTCGCGGAAGTCGAGGCCGGCCGTGTCGCACAGAATGTTCAGCGAGCCGGCCGCCACCGGTTCCTGGAGCAGTTGGATATCAGGCCAGATCGGCAGCGCCCAGATGCGCGCGCCCCAGCCGAACAGCGTCATGTCCAGCAGCTGCCGCTCGCGGTCAACCGCGTACATGTTCGCTTCGAACTCCCGGCGCGGCGCCAGGCGCATAGCCCGGCGCTGGGTCACGGCTGATTCGCTTTGCAGGATATTTGTCGATGCGCTCAGGCGTTCGACGATGCTGTCGCCCCAGTCCGGTGCGAACGTCCAGGCGATGATGCGATTGCCAGTGATGACAAGGACCAGGTCCGGCTCGCCCTGGAGTCTCCAGACGATCCGCGCATTGACCACGGGCGGGCCGTCCGTGCCAATGCTGACGGTCCAGGTGCGTTCCTCCAGGGCGGCGAAACCCAGCGGCGGCGACGCCTGGCCAGACAGCGTGATGCCGTCTGCGGCTTCGCGGTCGATTGCGGTCAGCGTGCGCGGACTGAAATATGCGTTCCAGACTGATGCCGGTCGTATCTGGGTGCTGACGACGTTGCCCAGTTCCATTGCGGTCGGAATCAACCAGAGGCGGTTGTAGTAGTTCTCTTCCAGAGCGCTTTGGTGGACAGCCTGGTAGGTCGAATGGATCACCTCTACCGGCTGATGCGCCCCATAGGCTCCGGCCCAGGTCGAGGCCGCGACCGCTGCAAGGCTGATGTCCTGGTTCAGCTCCAGGGCGTCGATATTCGGCGTGATGCCAGCAACGATCCCCTCCACAGGCTTCGGCACCTGGAACCCCGGAAACGTCGCCATCACTCGACCACCCGGAAGCAATAGCCGACCCAGGCGCTGGTGCTGTCGAAGTCGGTAGCGGTTCCGCGTTGGAGCAACGGATAGACGCGCCAAGTGTCGCTACCGACGACAAGCGGATCACCAGGCGCGAGGAAGGCCATGTTGCATATGCCAAAGTCCGGCACTTCGCCCACGTAGCGCGAGCGCTGCTGAGCGCCGAACGCATAGATGGCGCACGGCACAGTGGTGGTCGAGCTGTTCAGCTCGTTTGCGCTGGCGTCGATCAGTCCGACGTCAGGATGGTACTGACTTCTGTAGTTTCCACGGCCTGGCCCGATGACCCGCCGGGGGATGTTCGTCGTGTAGTCGAACGGCAGCCACTCGGGCGAGGGGCCGCCATCCAATCCGTCCAGGCGGAGTACGCAACCACCGTCGCTATAGCGAACGTGATAGCCGTCGAACGGATGACAGGACCAGTTCGATGTCAGCATCTGGCCTGCCTGGTAGATTACGGAGCCGCATACGTACTGGCCGCCGCTGTATTCGACTCCGCGCTTGTTGAGCGAGCCAATCATCACCGGCCGGAACTGACCTGCCGCGATCTCGACGTGCAGGTGCAGATAGGCCGCCGTGGCAAACAGGTGGTAACGGGTGAACGGCCCACCGCTCAGCTGTGCGACGGTCGGTCCCTTCGACGAATAAGGGTTGTTCTGCACCGAGTTACCGGGCTGCGCGTTCCACGCCAGGCTGTTATCGAACCCCGTATTGCCCGCCATCTGGAACTGATTGGCTCCGGCATTGAATGACCAGTACCCATCAGCGTTGTGACAAAGCCATTCCGATGCCGAGGCGCGGTCGGTGACCCAGCCGAGCGATTCGGCGTGAACGCGCAGTTTGCCCAGCAGGTCGGATGGGTTGTTCGCAGTACCGGTGAAATACGCCATGTCAGTCCTTTCTGATTGCGTAGAGCCAGGGGTTGCCCGAGCGCCAGGCGGTTTGGAAAACAACGTGGTCCACTCCGTCCTCGACAATCACGTCCTCTGCGCCGGAGTTGAGCGTTGGCACGTAGAAAGCGCCGTCGAAGTCGCCCAGGTTTCGGCGACCCTCGGTTTCGCGGGTGACGAACGACAGCGCCTTGAGCGGGAACTTCCCGAATGAATCCCGCAGTTGTTTGATCACGGTGTCACTGCTGCCCGCATAACGGCCGCAGCCCAGCGGGAGGAGCGTCCGATTGTTGTAGTCGGACTCGTTGGCAGCCCCTCCGTCTACAGTGAAACCGAGCCAGCGCCCGGCGGGATCGCGGAGATAGCAGCTTCGCTCGTAGGGGCTGCTGATGCCTCGGTGCCGGTCACTCACATCGGACCAGCGCACAGCGACGTCCCCGCGATACGACCCGACTACAGCGAGTGGGTACGGGTACTGCGACGGTGGACAGGGTGGCAGGATGAAGCCTGCGCCGGCCGACTCGTAGATCGTCGAGACTTTCACGACGACCCAGAAGCGTCGGCCATTCGCAAAGAACCAGTAAGGCATCGGCTGGTTCCAGGCCAGCAGTTGCACCCGCGGACTGTAGTTGGCGAACGCGGTCCAGTAGTCGCCACCGGGCGGGATCGCTCCAGGATTGAACGTCGTACCGCCCATGAAGCGCACGTTGTAGTAGTCCAGGGCGGTATCGCCGTAGCTCTGAATCCCCATGTAGATACTGTCGGTGCCGCCCAGCCCAGGGGCGCGCAAGGTCACCTGGCGCACGGCGATGGCCGTGCCGGTCGCGGGGATGGTGTTGTCGAAAACCTTCTCCGATTCGGCGTGAACGCGCAGCTTGGCGAGCAAGTCGGCCGGGTTGTTCGCTGTTCCTGTGAAATAGGCCATGTCAGTCCTTCCTGATCGCGTAGAGCCAAGGGTTACCGCTACGCCAAGCCGTTTGGAAAACGACGTGGTCCACACCGTCCTCGACGATCACGTCTTCGGCGCCGGAGTTGAGCGTTGGCACGTAGAAGGCGCCGTCGAAATCGCCCAGGTAGCGGCGTCCCTCGGTTTCGCGGGTGACGAACGACAGCGCCTTGAGGGGGAACTTCCCGAACGAATCACGCAGTTGTTTGACCACGGTGTCACTGCTTCCCGCATATCGGCCGCAGCCCAGCGGGAGGAGCGTCCGATTGCTGTAGTCGGACTCGTTGGCAGACCCTCCATCGACAGTGAAACCGAGCCAGCGCCCGGCGGGATCGCGGAGATAGCAGCTACGCTCGTAGGGGCTGCTGATGCCTCTGTGCCGGTCGCTGACGTCTGACCAGCGGGTGGCGACGTCTCCGCGATACGAGCCCACCACCGCCAGCGGGTACGGATATTGCGATGGCGGACAAGGTGGCAGGATGAAGCCGGCGCCGGCCGACTCGTAGATCGTGCTGACTTTGACGACCATCCAGAACCTGCGGCCGTTGGCGAAGAACCAGTAAGGCATCGGCTGGTTCCATGCCAGCAGTTGCACCCGCGGACTGTAGTTGGCAAACGCGGTCCAGTAGTCGCCACCGGGCGGGATTGCTCCAGGATTGAACGTCGTACCGCCCATGAAGCGCACGTTGTAGTAGTCCAGGGCGGTATCGCCGTAGCTCTGAATCCCCATATAGATGGCGTCGGTGCCGCCCAGGCCAGGGGCGCGCAGGGTCACCTGGCGCACGGCGATAGCCGTGCCGGACGCGGGGATGGTGTTGTCGAAAACCTTCTCGTAAGCCTGCCCAGCCGCGACCAGGTCGGGGTTCGCAGTGAGGAACTGGACGAGGCGCTCGACCAGGTTCTGGTGGTTCGTGGCGGTGCCGAATTCGGTGGCCATGGGACTCCTAGATAATTTGCTTAACGGCCTGGCGGTTCTTGTTCAGCCAGACCAGGAAGTGTTCGCCACCTTTGCCGGCCCACATGTCGGCCGCCATCTGATCCGTGTCTTGAACGGCGTGCAGGTAGACCGAGTTGGCGACCGAGGTACTGAAGTTCTTGGACGGTTCCTGTATCTGAGCGGCGCCCATGCTTGGGCGTGGTAGGGATGGCGCGGGAATGCCGGCGACGCCCCCGGTGGCGTGGCGGACGGCCCCCGCCCAGTCATGTAGCGCCGCCCATCCGCGTTGGTTGATGTCCAGCAGCAGCGGAGTAAGCCCTGGCTGCATGGCGGATGCCGACCGGATTACGACCTCATTGTTGGATAGCCAGGCCGGTATGCTGTCGCTGGTCGGTGTGCCTGGTCCCTGGACCTGGCCGCCACCCGCGAAGCCGAAAATGCTGGTGATCGAAGACAACCAGCCACTCCCGCCACCAGCCACTCCAGCGGCCCCGGCAGCTCCCGCAGCGCCGGTCACCCCACTGACACCATTGGCGGCGGCCAGCGAGGCGGCAGCGGCCTGGATAGCGGCGGCGCCGCTCAGGAGCGTGCCGCCAGCAGTCGCCAGGGCGCCGGCCGAGGCGGATACAGCCGAGGCGCCGACCGTCAGCCCCTGGGCGCCGCCATCGGTGCCACCGCCCAGGCCAAACCCGGAAAGCAGAGACGCCCCTAGCTGGCGGGTCGCCATCCTGGCCAGGTCGCCAATCATGGTGCGGACGAAGTCATCCAGCGAGGCCTTGCCAGTCGTCACAAAGGTAACGACGGCATCCTCCAGACCGGAGAAGGCGTTACTAAACAGTTCGTAGGTCTGGCCCGCGACGTCCCTGGCGGAGTCGATGTAGTCAGCGAACGCCGACGTCGCCCCGTTGACCCAGTTGCCCTGGGCGGCCTGGAGGTCGGCGTAGTTGCGTTGCAGCTGCTGGGTCATCGCGGCATGGTTAGCTTCCAGCGCCTTGAGCTTGTCGTTGTACTCGTCGAGGCTCATGCCTCGCGAGCCGTCACCGTACTGGCTCGCCAGGTCCAGGCGCTGCTGCGCGAATCGGTCGTCAAGGCTGCCACGCTGATCGAACAAGCGGCGCTGTTGCGCGCCCATGCCCACGGCAGCGGCGGCACGTTGACCCTGGAGGGCCAGCGCATCCTGTTGTTGCTGGAGCGCGTCGCTGTAGGCCTTGACTGCCTGGGCCTGTTTCTTCAGGCGGCCCTGTTCGTTGAGCTGGAGGACTTCCAGGTCGGCGTCGGCCTTCTTCTGCGCCTTGACCATGTTGCTCCTGGCCTCGGCGATCTTCTGGTCCAGGCTGATGCGCTGGGCCGCCGTGGTGGAACTTTTGTCGCGCAGCGCCTCCAGCGCCTGGATTTCCCCCTCATAGGCTGCGGTGACCTGGTCCTTGTTCTGGCTGATCAGTTCGCCGCGCTGCGCGACATAGTCCGCATAGCTCAGTAGGCCGGCGCGCTGCTGCGCCTGGAGCTTCTGCTCGGCGTTCCTGAAATCGGTTTGCAACTGGTCCAGGCGGTTCTTCGCCTCGGTGACGCTGGACTGGTCGAGGGGCGTAGACGGCCCTTTCGGGGTTTTCGGGTCTTTGTACTTCTGATCGATGGCCTTGCGAGCGGCGGCGATATTTTCCGGCCGCAGGCGTTCGTCGTTCGGGTTAGCCGCCTGGATCGCGGCAATGCTCCGGTCCAGCTCCCTGTTGAGCTTGTCGCGCTTTTCCTTGTTGGTGCGCACCGACTCCAGCAGCTTGTCCATGCTCTGCTGGCCGCGTATTGCCTCGTCCTCCAGGTAGCGATCCAGGCGCGCCTTCTGCGCCTTCTCGCCCTCGTCCTGGATTTCCTGGAGGGCATCGGTGAATTGCTTCCCGCGCTCGTCGTCCGACATCGAGCTGCGCTGATACGCCTTGCGTAGCTCGTTGAACCAGCCCAACGGGCCGAAGACAGCCCCGCTGGCCACAGCGCGCCCCGGCTGGAAGGCCTGCCCCTTGGTCAGTTGCTCCAGGCGTTCCTCGGGTGTCTCCGTCCGGCCCACGCCGAGCATTTCGTCCCAGGCGCCCTTGGCCACCCCGGCAACGGTCTTCCAAGCGGTTTCCAGGGTGCCCAGGTTCTCGACGATCTGGCTCGCCCGCTCGTCCATTGCCTGGCTATAGGCGTCCATGGCCAGTTGGGCGGCACCCAGCGAATCGCCTTGCTGATCGAGGGCGGCTATCTGCTCGTAAACCGAGGCGGTCAGGTAGTGATATTTCTCGTTGAGTTGCTGCGAGGCTTTGACCGGTTCGTCGGCCAGCTTGGAGAACTCGGCGACCGTATCCGAAACAGCCTTGCCGGTCGCTTCCTGCATCGCGATGGAAGTAGTGGCAACCTGCTCGATCTGGTCAACCGTGAACTTGCCGGTCGCGGTGATTTCCGACAGTACCGCCACGGCCTCATACTGGGTGCCGTTCGCCCTGGCGAGTGACGCCGCCATGGCGGACAGTTGCCCGGCGGTGGTTCCGGCATAGTTGCCGGTCAGGACGATGGCTTTGTTCAGCTCGTCCGCCTCTGAGCTGCCTTTCTCATACGCCAGAGCCAGCGCCACGCCCGCAGCGGCCACCGCCGCGCCGATGACGATAAAGGCGCTACCTGCTCCGCTGAGACCTACCATAGCTGTCTTGGCGTTGTTGGCCGACGCTGCGGCAGCGTCCGCCCCTCGGGCGATGTCGTCCAGGCCGTCGCTGGCGTTACTCGCGATCCCGAAGAACGATTTGACCTGGTCGCCGAGCGCCTGGAACGTCGCGCCGACGCCACCGAAACTGTCCTTGATCTGCCCGCCTTGCTGGATGGCAACCATCCACAACGGCATCCCGCTGGCCAGGCTGGTGACCACGTCGGTAATCTGCATCGGCAGCTGTCGCATTGCCTGGCGGTACTGGCCTGCCGAAATGCCGGCCACGGCCATGGCGTCAGACGTGCCGAGCAGGCGGTCCCGCTGCTCCTGGAGCTTGGAGTTGTAGGTCGTGAAGACGTCCGGGTCGATCCCTCGCCCCCTGGCAGCATTCAGGCGCGCCTGGAGGCTGTCGAGCTTCTCCAGCTCGCGAGTGACCGGGTCGATGGCCGCGAGCAGTTTTCCCAGCTCGGCCTGCTGCCGGTCGAACTCGGCGGTGGCCTTCGCCGCTGCCTCGGCCGCTCGTTGCTCGGCTGCAACCTGCTGTTCGCGGGCGCGCTCGGCGTTGTGGTAGGCATTCATCGACGCCGATTGCGCACGGGCGCTTTCCTGCCAGCCGCTGGTGGCTGCCCGCGTGGCGGTGTTCATCCGATCCGAACTTTCCGCCAGCGCGTCCAGCGCTTCCCGCTGTTGCAGGGAGGCGGCGACCATCGCCTTGATCCGAGCCGCCTGCTGGTCGGCCGTCTCTCCCAAACCGGACAGCTCCCGGCCAGCCTGGCTGGCATGGTCGCCAGCGGCTTGGATCGAGTCGGACAGTTCCTCGACCTGGTCCGCACCCTGCTGAAGGTCAGCGCGGATGCGCAGGGCTAATACAAGGTCTTGGTCGGCCACGTTCAATTACTCATGAGCTGATCATAGGCGGCAATCGCTACAGAGCCCCCGGCGAAGCCATGGTTGACCGCCATCAGCTCGCGGGCTTGCTGGCGGCCCTTTTCTGCCTCGGCTTCGCGGAAGAACAGCATTAGCTGTCGCTCGGTGTAGCGGCCGAGCTGGTCGCGCTGGTGTCCTGCTGCGACGAGGCAGGCGAAGACTCGACCCCACGTTGTTGGAGGGCTTGAGCCACTACTATCGGGCGCCACAGGCGGCGGACGAAAAAACCCTGGTTGGCTGCCCACCAGACCAGCATCAGGGACTCACCGTCGCTTGGACGGAGCGAACGGACCCAGTCATCCGCCTTGCCACAGCTCACGGCAATCAACGGCAGAACGAGTTTCCAATGCTCCGTCAGCACGTCCAGCGCAATGGTCGCGCCCTCGACTCCTTCGAGGTGTTCACGCGGCACCTGAAGGAACGCCTCGGCAATGGCCTTGAGGGCCGCGTGGTGGGTGAGCTGCTCTTCGAAGGTCAGCTCGCGGACAACCAGGTTCTCCCCCCCGACCGTCAAACGGCGGTCGGGGAACAGAACTTCCAGGCTGTCATCGGCGGGGGTGTCGTTCGGCTTCTTCATGACTCACCCCAGCTGAATAATGCGACCGAAGCGGCCCAGGTCGCCGGTATCCGGCTTGCTGGTGTCCAGCAGGATTCCGCCGCTGATCTGCATACCGGCGACGGTGTTTCCGTCGCTGATCAATGCCAGTTCCTGGAGCGGATCGGTCGCGACCTTGTACAGCTCGACGATGACCGGCGCGCCGCCTTCGGCCAGGTTGATACCCTTGTAGCGCAGGGCGACGGTCGGCTGCGGCGCGGTGAACATGCCCACCTGTTTGGTGGCGGCGTACTCATAGGCCGCTTTGAACGGCTGGGTCGGGGCCGGCGTCGGCAGACCCAGCAGTTGGACCTCGCCGTAGGCGCCATCGGCTCGCAGGGCGTAATACTGCGGGTCGAGGGGCGCCGGACTGCTCGCACTGTCGGTGATGACCAGTTCGCTGACGCCGAAATTGGCCAAGCGGATCACATCACCAGCCACCAGGTCGGCGGGAAGTGCCTCCCCCGTCACGGAGCCCGCGCCCTTGGCCACGACCTTGCCGTAAAGCGTCAGCGCCAGGTTGTCCGGGCCGATGCTGTGCAGGGTGATGTTGACGGTGGCGGTCTTGCCGATGGGGAAGCTTCGGACCAGGGCTTTCTGGCCGCTGTAGCTTTCCTTGTGCTCGACCTTCTCGACTGCGAGCTGGATGCTCATGGCCGAGACATCCTGAATCCAGCGCCATTTGCCGAGGACGCCGTTGACGATAGGCGCGGCGTCAATCTCACCTTGCCCGTAGAAATACGTTTCCTGTGCCATGTGAGGCCTCCGTAGGAATCAGATGTTGCGCGTTACTTGTCGCGTTTCTCGTCGGCCTTGGGCTCGGCGGGAATCTTGGTGATCAGTTGGCGGCGCAGCAGGAACTCGGCTTCGGCGCGACTGACGTCGATCTCGTCGCCCTGCGACACCGGCTTGCCGGCATGGGTGTGATTGGGTTTCTCGGCGGTGATGGTGACTTTTACGGTTTCCATGACTTGAGCCTCGGGAAGACAAAGTTGGCGGTGAATACCAGCGGGTAATAGAAGAACCCGTTGCTGTAGCTGACTGGCGAAACCTGAGCGCTGCGGGCCAGCGGGGCGACGCTCTGATCAGGAACCCAGCCGGTCAGTGCCATGAGCAGCCGGCCGAGCAGCGGGCCGGCTTCGCGCCGGGCGCCCTGGCCGTCGCCCTGGGCGTCGGCGTAGTACAACGCCAGCACGGCCGCCCAGTGCTGGGTCACCGTCTGAATCGCCCGGCTACCGCCCTGGTGCGACGCTCCGGTGCCGATCCCGTCGCCCAGGTAGATGACATAGACGCAGGGCGAGCCCTGGGGCTGTTCGTCGAGGGTGGCCAGATCGGGGATGCCCGAAACATCCTGGAGGCCGGGCACCTCGGCGCGGATGCGCTCGACCAGGAGCGTCTCCAGGAACAGGTAATCGAACGGCTCGGCAGTGCTCACCAGGTGCCCCCGAAATCGTTGCGTTGCGAACTGATTTGAACGGTGTTGGCAATGGGCGCCGGGGTGCCGGAGCTGGTCAGGGCCAGGCTGAGCTTCCCGGAGGAAATACCGCTCAGCAGCTTCCGCTTGCGTTCGGCATCCAGGATCGCGGGGTGGTCGTCCTTGACCTGGGTGTGCAGGTTGGCAAATGCCAGCACGCACGCTACGCGCTTCAGCACCACAGGCACCTGGGCCAGCGGCAGCTGGTAGCGGGCGTGCAGGTGGAGATCGATCTCCGCGTCCGCATCGGCGATAGCCTGGGCCACGACCGCCGGGTCGATGGTCGTGGCGGGTTTATTGACGCGGTCGCTCAGCTGGCGGATGGACGCCTCGCCGTACTGCTCGACCAGGTCGGCCTGGGTGCAATAGCTCACTGTTGCGGCTCCTGGTGCTCCAGGACGTCGATGGCGCTATGGCACTCGGCAGCGACCCGGCGATCCAGCTCGGCCTGGGCGAGGTCGCCCTGGGCTTCGATGATCGGAGCGTTGTGCTCGGCGTTCTGCGCGGCGATGGTCAGTTGACTGATGGCCAGGGTGTGGTCGCTCATGTCGAACTCCTGATGAATAGGTGGCCATCCGTGGCCAGGGGCGGTCCCTCTGCTGGGGTGGGTTATTCCTGGGTGTCGTTGTCCGACGCGGGCGGCTCACCCTCGCCGCCGACGTCGTCCGGCAGGAACTCGCAGGACTCGACGCGCAGCTGGGGCTCGTCCTTGATGGCCTTGAGCTGCGCCTCAGTCAGGGCGGACAGGGCGATTCCGATTCCTTCGCTGGTGAACGCGAAGCCAGCACGCCGGAAGGTCGGCGGATAGCTGCGCACGAAGATGCCCTCGACGCTCTGCTGGGTTTCATCGCCCGCCGCCTGGCGGGCCTGCCTGGTGGTCGGCTTGGCGGTAGTTGCGGCTTTGCGTGCCATGACCTGCCCCCTTATGCGCCAGTGCCGGTGGAGCCGTAGGCCAGCTGCCAGAAGCCGTAACCGGCAGCAGCGCGGGCTTCGGCGCCGAACTTCAGCTTGCGCAGGTTGAAGACGTCATCCGAATCCAGGTTGACCTGGGAAACGAATACCGGCTTCTTCCTGGGCTGGTAGATGAACGGTTTTACCGGCTTGGTGGTGTCCAGCAGGAACCAGGCGGTGTCGGACTCGATACGCCCGTCCACTACCAACTCAGCAGTGCCGACGTAGGGGTTCGGGGTGTTGTCCGCGAGCTTCGGGTTGGTGAGCAGCATCTTCGCCACGTCTTCCAGCGCCGGGCCGACCAGGAGCACGTTGGGGGAGACGTTGAGGGAACGCCCTTCCTCGTCCTTGAACTTCTTCATCGCAGTGCGAGCAGCGCCATAACCTGCCTTCGCTGCCGCCTGGCTGGCGTTGGAAAGCGGAGCGGTGCCCTTGTTGCTCACCGAGGCATCACCGACAGGGTGGTCCGTGTCGATGAAATACTGGCCGTCGAAACAGGGCTTGGTGAAGGCACCGTTGACCGCTTCGTAGACCAGTTCGTCCGGGAGCTGCGCCGCCGAGAAGCCGGCCATCTGCGCCTGAGGCGAGTAGATGCCGAGCTGGTCGTCCTCGATGTCGTTGCGGTCCACCTCGACGGTGGCCTCGAAGTCTTCGTTCTCGACAACGTATTTGTAGGCCTTCAGGTTTTTGACCACCTTTGCGCCGATCCAGCGGCGCATCTTCGGAAAGGCGCTCAGCCACTTGTAATCGTTGCTGCCGGTGTTACTCGGCACTTCCATGGCGATCTTCTGCCAGGTGGTGGGGGCTGCCCCGAAGGCGTTGTTGAAGATGGTTTTGATCGCGACGAATGCCGCGCTGAGACTCTGCTTATTGATCAGCATGTGTCCGGTTCTCCGTTGGTGAGCCTGTTATTCCACCCACACGCCGTCCGGTTCGACGCCGATGATGCGGCCGGCCGGGGAGCGGGTTTCGGTGCCGTCCGTGGCGGCGACGGTCTGGTCGTCCACGATGTAGGCGGGTTTCATCAGGTGCGCCTGGGTGACGCTGCCGTCGTTCGCCCACTTGAAGGCGTTCAGGCGGCGCACACGGACGACCTTGGCGCCATCCGCGCCATTGCGGTTGTCCACGTATTCCTCAGCGCGGCCCAGGTAGGTCAGGCCGGTGGCGGTGCTGCCGCCCACGGCGAACCCGGTAGCGTTCGCCACGACGATGGCGCCGGCGAAGACCTGGACGTTGGCCGCTACCGGCACGCCGATGACCTCGGCGTCCTGGAGCGGGGTGTTGCGGTCGGTGGTCAGGGCGGTCATAGCGCCTCCTTACTGGCCTTTCAGGGTCTTGAGGTAATCCTCCGGCTTGATCTGCATGGCCGAGCAAACCGCGAGGGCGGCCTCGTCCAGCTGGTCAACCGAGGTAGGCACCGAGGTACGCCCGGCGCTCTGCTGTTGGGTCAGGGCGGCGATGGGCTTGGCCTGGCCCAGGTAGCTCTTCAAGCCGGCCAAGTCCTTGGCGCCGTATTCACGCGCCCAGGGCTCCATGGACGGAATGAGTCGGCCCTCCTGGATAGCGCTGTTGATCAGGCCGTCCAGCTCACCGCCGTTGAGGCGAGAGGTCAGCGCCGCGACCTGGCCCTGGAGCTGGGTGACGGCTTCAACGGGCGCCCACTTCGCCGGGTCGGGGTTACCGGGGGCGGCGACCTTCAGTTGGGCGGTGGCTGCGGCGATCTGCTCGACGTCCGCATCCTTGGCCAGGCCGAGGGTTTCGCGCAGCTTGGCCAGGTTGGTCGCCTGGGCGTCCAGGGCCGGCTTCAGGGCGGTCAGGGCCGCAATGGCCTCTGCCTCGGTCGTGCCTTCTTCCAGCGACAGGGCCGCGATGATGGCTTTCAGGAGTTCATCCACAGGGGTTTCCTCGTCGGGGTTGTAAAGGCCAAAGGTCGCGGCCGCTCGGCGTGCGAGAGGCTCCAGACCGTCGATGGCGGGGTCATTTGTCATTGCGCCCATAAGGATGGAGAGGACCGTGCCGTCCGGGGCGTAGCTGAAGACGGGGCTGAAGTACAGGTACTCGCCGTCCTCGATCAGCTTCGCGGCGCGGGCGGTGTATTCGACACGCCCCCACAGGCCGGAGCCTTCGCGCCATTCGAAGTCCAGGAAACGGCCGGCAGCGGGCGCGGGCTGGCCGTTCTGCTCTTTCTTTAGGGTCTGGTGCTCGTAGTCCAGGACGGGCGGAGTCTTGCGCGACCGTGCGCGCTCGATCACTGCGGCGGCACTGGCGGCATCGATCCGCCAGCCCGGCACATCCATAGGGCGCCCATCCATGGGCCAGAACTCACCAGCAGGCGTAACTTGAATCCAGGCGCTGCCGTCCTCCAGCTTGGGGAGCTGGAAAGAGCAAGCGGCGATGGCAACGTGTAGGCGGTTCTTCTTCATGCCGCCATGGTGGCGACGGTCGAGCGCGGCGGTTACGGGAAGGGGTTCAACGACTGCGGAAACCGTCCGGCGCCATCTTCTGGCCAAGCCCTGGCACGCGGATGGCGGTGGAGCGATTTCTAACGGGGTTCTAACGGGGTTAACGCACCGACTCTGATGCGAGGTAGCGGCTAACCCCGTTTCGGCGCGTGTAGCGCGTTTGCGGGCGGATCAGTTGATCACGCAGATGGCGGGTCGTTCGCAAGGCACTCCAGGGCGAACTGGACGGTATACGGCGCGGGACGGTAGCCCTCTTTGACGTCCTCGCTCAGGTAATAGCGCATCACCCTGTCACTGAGGCCGAGCAGCTCGGCTGCGCGCCGCTGGCTGATACCGGCTTTCTTGAGCAGCCCGCGCAGGTAGCGCGGGTCTGGATTGTGGCTGGAGGCGTCAGGCTTCATGCGAGACATTAAGCCACTCGCCGTCTTTCAACTGCGCCGCTTTAGCGTTCATTTCCTCGACCACGGCGGTAGGAACGCTAACACCGTATGCCTCTTCATATGCTGAATCGTCGAACTGCTGTCCCGCTTCAACGTAGAACTCGAATCCGCCGAAATCAGGGTTAGTGGTAACGATGCTGGTGAACGTAGTCATGGCTTCGATCCTTGTTGGCGCCTCGCCGTTGTGGCTGGCATGACGCCATATTAGGCACATTGTGCCTAATTCACAATAGGCACAATGTGCCGCTTATCCGAATACATTCCCTCTAGCGACCCTGGGACAGAACAGCCAGGAGGACGTCCAGGACCGCATCGCGGGCGCTTGGCTTGAGCTGGCCGTTTCTGAGGACCGGCAGATACGGGCGCGCCGGGATTGTCACCTTACGGCCTCGCCCAGCCTGACCGCCCAACTGCTGGATAGCTGCGTAGCTCAGATTGGAGCCGATCTGCGCCTGGTCACGGTCGGCGCGGGTGGTGATCGAGCGCGCCAGGGCGTTGGTGACCTGGAGAATTGGATGCGCGCCGCGCCCCTTCGCCGCTCGCGCTGCAACGGTAACGGGGCTCAACTGGGGCCATCCCGGCCCCTCGTCCATGAATGCAAACTCCGTCTCGGCCAGCAGCTCAGCAGCGATGCCGCGCATCAGCGGCAGGGTGTCGGTTACAGCCGCGTAGAGCGCCGCCAGGCGCTCTTGGACCTCGCGGTCCACCAGCTCCAGCTCGATGCGATTGGCCATTAGCGAACCCTCCTGTAACGGCCCAGGGCGAGCCCGTCGTCGATGCTTTCCATCGTCACCTCTGTAACCTGGCTGATGTTCTCCATTTGGCCCGGCCCATAGACGCCACCGCGCAGCCGAACCGCCAGGGTCGAGTCGCCGTCCTGGACGACATAGACCAGCGACTCGCTGCCACGCTCCCACAGCACCATGGCGGGCTGGGCCAGGCGCTGCGGCAGGTTCGCCAGCTGCTCGCGAGCGACCGGGCTGTTACGGATCACGGTGTCGCTGGCCGATACCACGCCAGCCTGGAGCTGGGCACCCTGGGCAGCCGCGTAGGTGATGTCGGTCGGATCGAGGACGCCGACCGACATCGTCTGTCCCTGGGGCGACGTGGAGCGGTCCACAAACGCCTTCCAGGCGCGCTGGCGTACCGGGTCCAGGAGCACGTCCTGGACCTCGCCGAGGGCGGCAGGCGCTCCCAGGGTGCGCTCGGCCTTGTTGTACAGCACCTGGTCCATCAGGGCGCTCTGTATCGGGCTGCCGTCGAACCCGGCATCGGGGCGAAATTGGATCTTCCGACCGGCCCGGTCGGTCGTTTCCAGGGTGGTCAAGGTCTGCTCCCGAATCTCCCCTGTCCGCTTGTCTACGCCCGTCTCGACGGTCACCTGGCCGGTCTTGCCGGCGCTGGACTCGACCGTCAGACCCCGGCGACGCACAGCGGCCGCCGTCAACGGAACGATTCGGCAGCGGCAGTTGTAGCCATTCGGCGGCATGATGTGCTGCCAGATCGGGTCGTCCCAGCGGTACACCTTGCCATGTAGCGCCGCATGGCTGGGCCGGGTGACGCTGTCCATGACGGCCACATACATCCAGTAGGGGTGGGTTTCCCTGGCCTCGTATGCGGCGGCATAGCGCCCGGCCATGTAGGCCGACTGCATGTTGGTCTGATAGATGGTTTCCAGCCGGCGCGGGCTGCCGAGCTGGGCGACCTCGGCGCCGCCGTCCGGCGCAACCACAATCTGGCGTCCCCACCAGCCCTTGGCCTCCAGGATCGGCCGCAGGTTGCGCTGGAAGTCGCGCAGCGTTCCGCCACGTTCCAGGTTATCGACCAGTGCGTCGCGGATGTCCTGGAGCACGTCCAGGCGTGCCGCCTTGGCCACCGTCAGCGCTCGGGCATGGGTGGCCGCGTCAACATCGTGCCAGTTCCAGGTGATCGAGAAGCCTTTGCGCTCCAGGTACTCGATGGCGGCCTCCGGCCGCATGGCGAAGATGGCCCGCAGATCGGCCTCGGTTGGCGTTGCCATCAGTCGATCCGATCCAGCGTGCCGTTGAGCCGGCCCCAGGTGTCGGCCACGAACAGTAACCGATGGAGGGCATCCGCCAGGGCGCTGTCGTCCATATCCGGGAATGCCTCGGCCAGGGCGCCGAGCAGCTCGGCCTCGCTACCTCCGCGGCTGATCACATCCAGGAGCGGCGCGACCAGGCTATCGGCCTGGTTTTGCATGTCCTGGGCCGGCAGGCTGGCCAGCACCTGGTCCAGCGCTTCCTGATCGCGGTAGCGTGGTCCGATCACCTGGGCCAGCGCAGCGATGCGAGGACCAGGGCGCCGGCTCAGCTGGGCGATACCTGCGCCGACCTGATCGACCAGGACCGCCTCGCCATTGGCTGGCAGCGGGATTCCCAGCTGCTCCTGGACCCAGTTGACCGGCACCTGGACGCCCAGCTTGACCAGGGGCGGTAATGACGTTGCCATGGCGGCCAGGTCGGCCCGGTCCTTGAGGTCGAACACCAGGCGGGGGGCGCGGCGTGCGTCGAGGTTGCCGGAGCGATTGAGGACCAGGAGGGGCCAGAGTAGGTCGCGACTCAGCGTCGCGGCGAGCTGGCGGGCATCCGCCGCCAGAAGGTCATGGCGCACCTCGTTATGGACCTGTCCCAGGGCGTAGGCGCCGCCGCCCGACTCGCTGGTCTGGCTGGTGAGCGTGCCGCCCAGGATCGCCTTTGACATCGAGTCATCGCACCAGCGCATCATGGCCATGAACGGCTCGGCCGAGCCTTTCGACGCTTCCTGGAAGTCGATAGACATACTCTCGGGGATGATGCCCGCTGCGGCATGGCCGAGGCCGGTCACGGCTCGCAGCAGGGTTACCTTCTCTTCGTCGGGCGTGCCGGGCGGGTACTTCCCGAGCCGGATCGGCAGACCGTAGATTTCGAGCATTTCCGCCAGGTCGGCCGTGGAGTAGTGCTTGAACAGGTATGGCCAGGCCACGACCCGGAACAGCCCGCTACGCGCCACGTATCCCGAGCGCGAACGCGGCTTGTGCATGATCCAGCCGAACGGCTGGAGTACCTCGCCCGCGATGCTGTTATCGCGCAAGCGCAGCTCGTCCTGGTCGTCCGGGTTCAGTTGAAACCAGCTCTGCGGCCGGTGGTCGAAGGCCTGCGGCAACCACTCCCGCCCCTGAAGCGACCAGTCCAGCTCGATAGCGCTATAGCCGTGGCCGACGCCGTCCATGCAATCGAGCATGAGGTCTTCAATGCCCTCCAGGTCGAGCAGCAGCTCGTGGAGATACTCCGCGTCGGCCTTCTCTGCCGCCGAGGCGTTGCGCGGCGGCTCGATGGTCCAGTCCAGGCCGAGGACAGCGCGCTTGCGCTTGCTCATTTCGGCGAACAGGTGGGCGTCGCGTTCCTCCATGTCCATGAACAGCTCGGCCTGAGCCTGGAGTTGACCCTGCTCGGCCTCGATCAAGATGCGAGCCAACTTGGCTGGGGTCAGCCCCTTGGCCGGGTGGTTGGCGAACTCTTTGGCCAGGCCCGCCAGGTGCGCGGTCTGCTGCTTGCGCAGCTGCTGGGTTCGCAGGGGGTTGCCGTAAATATCCACGATGGTGGCCATCGTTGCGTCTCCTACCAGTCGCCGCCCATGCGGCCACCTACGTCAAATGAATCGTCAAATCCACCAGAGCTGGCGGTCCCTTGCCGGCCTACCAGGGCGAACTCCATGGAAGCGAAACCGGTTGTCGCGAGCATCCAGAGCATGTGCAGGGCGTCGGGGCCATCGTCGTGGTCTGCGGCCGGGAAGTGGCGCAGCTGTTGTTCCAGGACGGTCTGGCTTGGATGCAGACGGATTAGGCCGTTGGCCATGTGCGGCTGGAGACTTTCGATGCGCAGCAGCTTGTCGGCGTGCGGGGTGATCGCTCGGGCAGGTACTGGGCAGCCCGCCTTGGCCGAGCGCTTCACCAGCTCGGTGCGCAGGAACTCCTGGAACTGGACCGCCTCAACGCCCCAGACCAGGCAGCGATAGGCCCGCTGCATGGCGATGATGTCCTCGATGATCTTGTCCGGCAGGCGCTTGCGGATACCGGCCTCGACCACGTCCAGGACGCCTGTTTCCCGATTGAACCCACCCACCAGGATGGCGCTGGGGTCGCGGCTGGAACCTTGCTTGCCAAGGGACGGGTCACACGCGCCGTAGAACATCCACTGCGCCAGGCGGTTGACCCAGAACGTGATGCAGGCGGCGAACGGGGCGTTCTCGCCCTGGACTGGGTCGTTCTGCTGTTCCGAGTCGAACGCCGAGTGCCCATCGCGGGCACGTTTCACCATGAGCTTGTAGAGGGGCTGCCCATCCGGCCAGCAGATGATCGCGCCGTCCTCCATGGCGGCGGCGCGCTCCTGGTAGAACTCCAGGGCGGCGGCCCCTTCGTCGTCCGAGTTGAGCAGAAGCTCTTCCCACGTCTCCCACAGGTCCATGCGGTGCGGCCATTCGATGATCGCCTTGAACTTGCGCCGCTTCCACAGTGGGTTTTTCAGCAGGCGCGACAGGACCGAGTCGTAGTGAAGGATGGTGCCGATGATGATCACGTCCATGGTGTCGTCGGCCGAGCCGAGGGACAGAACGGTCTTCTTCAGCCAGTTTTCCAGCTTGTCGCGCTGCTCCGGGCTGCGGACGTTCTCGTCGTTCTCCAGGTCGTCGCCGATCACCAGGTCAGGACGATGCGGGCCGTGTCGAAGACCGCGCATCCGCTTGCCGGAGCCGAAGACCTGGACCTTGGCATCGTTCGCCGTAACGATGGTGCCGACTTGCCAGACGCGGCCCTTGCCGGCGCCCTGGGGGAAGTCCATGGCCAGGCGCGGGTTGAACTCCAGCTCCGCCTTGATCGCCTCCAACATCGTGGCGGCCTGTTCGAAGGCATCCATGATGATCAGGGGGTAATGCTTGCGGCCGGTGAGTACGCACCAGATCACGAATATCTGGCTCACCAGGGTGGACTTGGCATTACCACGCGGTGCTGCAATGGCTTCGTGCTGGCCGTCCGGGTGGTCCACCAGCTCGGGCAACCGCTTGTAGAGGTAGTCGTGGAGCAGCGCGTTACCGCGCTTCACGTAGTGCGGGAAGTAGGTCCGGGCGAAATACTCATAGTCCGCGCTGGCCCGTTCACGCCGGGCGGCGCTGGCCTTCGGGTCGGGGTCGAAACCTGCGACCTCGGCCTCGATCTGGCGACGGAACTCTCCCGCAAGCTGGGCGATGTCCGCCAGGAAGTCCCTGGTGCTACTCTTCATGGCTTCTAACCAACGCTAGGAGCGTCAAGAATGACTGGTCCGAAAGTATTCGGGGTGGAAGAGGTAGAGGCGATAAAAGAGCGCGATACGCTCATTGCCGCCGTACTACGGGGGCTGATCTCGGTCGCAGAAGTCATGTCTGCCAGTGAAGAAGGCAGGAAGGCTTGGGAAGAAAGCCTTGAGCGTAACTTCAGCCGCGTCCCTGACCATGTAGACCCGGAGGTTTTCCACATGGTCAAGAACCGGCTTCTGGGAATACTGCCCGACCCAGAAGACTCTTAAGGTCAACCCTGTTCGTGACGCTCACCACCTTTGCCGTGGTGGGCACTTCTTTCGCCAGAGCATCCAGATAACTGCCGACCAGCTTTCCGAACAGTATCGGCGCGCTGTCCTCGACAACCAGGTGCTTGCATTCGTTCTGCCGCAGCTCCAGCAGACGTACCGTCATATCCGCCAGAACGGCCAGGTTCTCCGGGCTCATCGACATTATCCGATCTCCTTTGCAATGATTTCACCGAACGGCTCCAGCACCTCGGCGAATGCCTGGGCGTGCTGCGGGAACCGCTCACGGATGAAGCTGGCCAGGCGCTGGAGCACTTCCATCGCGGTGGCCAGCGCTGATGTCTCGGGCAGAACACGTTTGGACGCGCTGACCGTCTTGTTGTAGGCATCGGCCAGGCTGGCGAGCAGCTGCACCTTCACGGCGGGCTTGATTTCCGCGTCTACCTGGATGGCTTCCATCGTGGCCTGGAACTGAGTCACCAGGCCGGCCAGCACCTGGCGCGCCACGTCCTCCAGCCCACCACCGGCCAGCAACTGCGCCGATTGCGCCTTGTCCCAGTCGTCCCCCTCGGCTTCCGCCTGCTGTTTCCAGCGGCGGGCGGTGCCGTAGGAGACGCCGAACATGGCGGCCGCGACCTCAAGGGACTGCCGGTCGAGGACGTAGGCGCGGCGCAGGGCGTCGCGGGTTTCCTTCGGGTGCGCCATGGACTACCTCAGATACCGAGCTTGATACGCGCCGCGAGCAGGCCGCAGGCAACCAGGCCACCCGCCAGCGCGCCGGCCGCCGAGCCGTACAGCACGGCCTTACGTTCGATCTGCGGGAATCGGTCCTCGAAGCGCTCCAGGCGGCCGTCGATGCGTTGCAGCAGTTCGAACTCGGGAGAGGCTTTCTTTTCGGTCATCGGATCAGTCCTTTTGAAGGTGTCGCACGGTGTCCCAGTGCAGGCCGGCGCAAACGCCGTATTGGTCGTAGAGTTGTTTGAGGGCAATTGCGGTGGCATCGGGGCTGTCATCAGTCACCGCCACCGGGGTCGGGCACGGTTGAGCCAAGGCCGCCGGTAGTGGCCTGGGCGGCACGTTGACGGGCGGTTTCGAGCTGCTGCATGACGCCAGCAGGAAAGCGGCAGGCAGCGCGATCAGCAGCGGTTTCGGCCAGGGCATGGCGAAGCTCCCGAGTAGTTTGTTGGTCGCTGTCGGCCCGCTGGGCCAGGCGTTGGAAAAGAGCCGCGCTGGTGTCCTGGACCGTCTTCAGTTGTGCCGCCGATTGCTCCAGGACGTCGCGATATGCGCGGGTCTGTGCGTCGGCGCAGGCGGCGCGCCCATCGGCCAGGCCTGCCTCGCGACCGCCCCACCAGCCGGCCGTCCAGATCATCACCAGGAGCACAAAGACAATCAGGTCGGCGCGCCAGGTCATGGCGATTTCTCGACGCTGAGCTGGACCTGGTAGGACGCAACGGTCTGCATGAAGCCGTAGGCGAACGCCCCTCCCAGGCCATAGGCGAGGCCTGCGGCACCGATTGCCATGAAGACCAGAACCACGACACGGGCCAGCAGGTCGCGGAGATAGAGGCGTATCCAGAGCCAGCGATTGCCGGGGTCTTCACGGCAGATCGCGAACAGATCGCTGAGGCTGATTCCGCTGGGGCGTTGCATCACAGCACCTCCTGCACGGCCTGGGCGATCTGCTCGGCGCTGTAGGGCTGCTGCCCGTTTTCGTGCCGAATGATCGCGGTCACCAGAGCGGCCAGGGTGTCCTGGTCCATGTGCAGGCCGGCCTGCGGTGGAACCCCCATGGCTCGGGCCACCGCCGTGGCATAAGCGCGGGTGTCGTTCTCGTTGGACGGCGCCCAACGTGCGATCAGCGATTCGACGGTGCGCAGGCCATGGACCTTTCGATAGTTCAGCAGCAGCTTTGCCAAGGCGCGGATTCCGTTATGTGCGGTATCGAAACGGGCGAAACGCGGCTCGACCTTCGGGTTGTGCGGGAGCTGGCCCTGCCAGTTGTTGCGTGCCGACCAGACGATGTTGCCGGGGTTGTTGTTGCGGATGCCGCGAGGTTGAAGGGCCATCAGGTGTTCTCCAGTTTGCGTTTTACCCACTGGGCGAACGCGCCCAGCCATGAATCGCCGTCCCGCTCAAACAGGCGCAGGGCCGCCCCGATCAGCCACCAGGCGGGCAGACCGGCAATCACCAGGAGCGGAGCGGAAACGAACAGCAGGCCGACTGCCGGCTCTAACTGGTAGAGCCCGGCCACCACCTGGGCGGACTCGAACAGCTCGGGGCGGTTGGAGTGCAGGTAAACGACCAAGATCGGGCCGAAGACGCTGGACGCGACGATGGTGCAGAACAGCCGGGCAAACCCCTCTTTCATGGTCCTGGGCCACAGGACCAGGAAGCCCAGGGCGGCGGCCAGGGCGCCCGCGCTGATATGGATGCCAAACATTTTCAGCAGCGCGGCGCTGCCGGCCGAGGTGGATGCGGGATCAGGCATTTGGTGCTTCCGTTGCGAGCGCTGCCCGAATTGCTGATAGGTGCGCATTGCCTACCTCCGGGGCGGACTTGGTGTAGTTGGATATGCGGAAATCGGTGTCGGTGACGCGGGGAGCAGGAGGCGGGCCGCGCCGGATCGACTCGGCGCGGTTGTCCATCATCTGGCGATACGCCTTGACCTTCGCGAAGGCGTCCTCGACGTGCGCCCGAACAAGCGGCTGCCAGTTGACCGGGCAGGCTTCCAGCAGAGCGTTACGACGCTCGCGGCTGGGCTCGGCCAGGATGGCGGCGGCGTAGTCGCGGGGGCTGCGTAGAGACGTTGGGGGGCTAGATGTGCTCATGCCGCCATCCTGGCGGCGAGTGCGACGCGGGATTAGCGGAAGGGGTTCAACGGCTGAGACAGGATCGGCGCGGAGACGCCGGCCGGGGCGTTGCGCCCCGGCTTAGTGGAACAGGGTGGATTGCTGCGGTGCCGGCTCGCTCGGCCGGTTGACAATCTCCCATATCCAGCGGTCGGACAGGTTGTACTGGCGGGCTAGATCGCTGAGCAGGCTACGGGCGGTTTGCCCATCACGCAAGCCCTGCTCGAAGCGCTCGACGATCTCCAGGTCGCGCCACCGTACCAGCGCCTTGTGGCAGCGAGCCACGTAAATTTCTTCGCCCCGATAGTGCGTGTGGAGCTGCTCCTCGATGTCGCTGCCCACCAGCTCGGCCAGCGCAGCCCGGCGCGCTTCGCCCCTACGCGCCCGGCCCTCGGCTATCCGCCAGGACGTGCCGCCGAGCTGCTCGACCACCACCAGGGTGGCCGGCAGGCCGATGCGTCCGGCCATGTCGCGGACGGTATCCGGCAGCATGTCCTGGACCTCCCGAAGATCCACCTCAGACCTGGCCATGGCGGCTCCTATCGATGATAAGCGCCTGCATCAGCCGGTAGAGCTGGCTGTCGTCCAGCCACTCGACCCGCTCGACCTGGAACATGCGCCGGGCCATATGGTCGGCGTAGCTCCAGGGGCGATGGGCGCTGGCCAGGAGCGCGGTGATTTTGCGCAGCACGGTTTGCCGGTTTTGCGGCACTTTTGGCGTCGCCCGGCCTTGCCGATTGCTCTTCGGTTTCCAGCCCAAGCGCTGGAGTTCGACCAGTACCTGGTCAATCTGGCGCGGCCCTAAGTCCTTGGCCGAGCGCACGCCCGCGACGCGAGCGAGCAATGCGCGATAGGTGTCATCGTCCATGCCCAGCTGGGCCTTGGCGATGTGGATTTTTGCGAGGTTGACGGCGCGTAGGCTCATCGCTTGGTCCTCCCTGGATGGCTTCTCTTTTGGATCAATTCGGCAAAACGTGACGCGTCACGCTCAGCAATTTCGGCAACGTTGTGTAGGAGCAAGGTGACCGCCTCGGCCGGCTCGGCGAAGCCACCGGCCGCGCAGATCAGATCGAGTGCATCAGCCGTTCCCTGGTACATGTCCATGTTGAAGCGGCGACCGCCCAGCGCAGCGCGGCGCAGGGCATCGCGCTCGCGCTTCGCCCGTTGGCGTTCCCGCGCCAGGCGGCGCTGGCGGTCTGTCTTGGTTTCGTTCGTCATGGGTGGCTGCTCATCAGTACCGGACCACCACGTCCGGCAGACCGTCCCGGCCAGGCCGGGGCGGTTTCGCTCAGTGGACGGTGCGGTTCTTGTCCTTGATGTAGTGGATTTCCTGCTCCGGTTCCTCGCCGCGAGCGCGGCGTGCCAGGCACTCGTCGCAGGCGCAGGAAACGCCGTTACCAGCTCCGTTCAGCTTGGCGAGTTCCCGGCCAATGGACTTCGAGGCCTCCATGAGGGCATAGGCCAGTTTCGAAGCTTCGGAATCGTGCAACTGCGGGCCTTTCATACCGAAGAGGACGCCGCCCTCGGTGTCGCTGATGGTGATGGTGTAATGGGCCATGGCTATGCCTCCTTCTGTGCGGATGCCTGCTTTTCCAGCTGGCGGATACGGGTGCGAACTTTCTTCTCGACGATCTTCTGGAGGCCGGTGACCGCGAGCGCAGCGCGGCATTGCTCCAGGTCGAAGCCGGCAACGGCGCGGAGACGGCTATCGACGTCTACGGCGCCGTAGCTCTGTCCGGGATGATTGAAGGGGTTGGACTGCTGCATTTCACACCCCCAGCGCACGGAAGCCGGGCCGATCCTGCTGGCCCAGGGTCTGGATGTAGCGGGCGATGGAGCCCAGGTTTTCGCGGTCGGTGGCGTCGGGGCTCACACCCGGCACGCGCCGGGCGACTTTCTTGCCGACCTGGTGCGGCTCAGCGGTTGCAAAGACCGCCGCCCGCACGCTGGCCAAGTCGCCCACGGCAAGGGCGAAGTAGCCCTCGCCTGGGTGTTCCTCCCGCAGCTCGATCAGGCCGTCGATGCGGCACATGGCGAACGTCTTGGTCATGTCACGCCTCCCGACGCATGTGGCTAGATAGGCTTTCCCGGATTTCCTCAGCGCAGGCACGCCAGGACGCCTCGGAAACCATGGGGCTTTCGAGCGACCCCGGCTCCGAAGCCAGTACCATGCAAGCGAACTGATCCAAGGCTTGGAGGACCATTGCTTGCATCAGCGGTCCGCTTTTGGGGTACTCCATCAAGCGGGTTACAAGCTCCACGTTGGTAGGCATGTCACACGTCTCCCATGAAAACCTGGAACGACTCGCTGTCGTGCGAGGCGATCCAGCGAACGAACCTTTCGAGGGCTTCAATGCCTTCCGCCTGGTTTTTTGCCTCGGGTACGCCGGGCACCAGGAGCGACTTGCCGTCGTAGGCGTGGCGCGAGGTGACTTCGATGATTTCGCGAACGACCTGGTCGTCCCCACGGGCGATCTCGATGGCGCCCTCGGGAACCTGGTCACCGAACTGGATCAGGCCAGAGGCCCAGCAGAAAGCGATGGTGTCGGCCATGTCACACCTCCTGTTTGGTGAGCGATAGCGGGAGTGTGCCAAGCCACTGGCGGGCCACTCGTAGGCCGATTCGGAAGCCGATGGCTTGGGAACCAGTGAGCCTGGCCGAGCCAATCCGAACCTCGGCCGTATCCGGCGCATTCAGCGCCTGATCAATCTTTCCCATCCCGTTCTGGTGCCAAGAAGTGAGCAGCTCAGCCACTCGCAGGAGGTCAGTGTTCGAACAGAAGTCCTCCAGCATTTCGCGCAGTTCAGCCTTGGCTTCCTCCGCGTTCTCGATGGCGTGGCCGTCGTCGAATGTGCCCCCGACCAGCGCCCAAGCACTGGCGAATACCTGGGCCTGCGACATGATGGTGTCGATGCTGATTTCCTCGGCCATATCACACGTCCTTGGAGCGCAGCCGCTCCAGCAGTTCGGCGGCCTTGACCGCTTTCTCCCCAGTGATCACAGCCACCAGGTAGTCCCGGCCGCTGTTCAACTCCAGATGGACGACGTCGAACTGGTCCACATCGAGCTGCTCGGCGTCGTTCAGCAAATCCAGCAGCGTGGTTTTCGGCCACTTCATTTCGGTCAGGACGCCCATTACTGCACCTCCGCTTCGAAAGGCACGATGGCGAAGTCTTCGATGCCGGAGTTCACGGTCAGCCCCGGAAGCCCCTGGACGGCCTCGGGTTCGTTGAGGATCGCTTCCTTGTTCACCTCTTCCTTGACGCGGATGAAACGGATTAGCCCCTTGCTGCGCAGTAGCTCCAGGACCGCATCGGCGCCGCGCACAGTCACGGACGGGGGACGGATGCGCCATTGGACCTCGCCGGTAGTGAGGTTTGCGTACTTGACTTTGTTGTTGTCGGTCAGCTCGGCACGGTTGGCCTCGCACCAGGACTGGACCCCGCCCTGGAGGACCGCCAGGCGCTTCTTCAAGTCTTCGGCCGGCTCCGAATAGCGCTCGGTGATCTGGCCGATTTCATCGTTCATTGCGGTTTCCAGTCGGGCCAGCTCGCGCTGGAGGTCGCCGATGTTCTTGATATCGCTGATGACCTGTTCGCGGGTCTGCGGAACGTAGACGGCGGCAGCGGATTTCAGACGTTTCTTCGGTGCCATGTTGGCGTTCTCCTGTTCAGTGAATTACGGGGTTGCTGCCGGCGAAGTCGCGGTAGCTGATCGGTTCGCTCCAGGCCAGGGTGATGCCCTGGAAGCGGGTGATGTAACGGGTGCTGCCGGCCGAGGCTTCGCGCTGGAAGCTCAGCAGGAGCCCCTTCTCCAGGAGCCGGCGGGCGTCATCTGCGGCGATGGTCACGCGCCCCTCTGTCGGCTCCAGGCGATGAAGGCGAACCCCCATGCGCTGGAGCAGCCGGGCGGCATCGTTGAAAGTGCGCAGGCTCATGGCCAAGTCAGGCGTCAAGACTTTCAAGGGCAATGCGGTTCTCATGGCCTTGTTCCTCTCGTTTCATGGGGGCGGTATGCGGGTTGCGTGGACAGGCGCGGCACGCTTTCCAGCAGCGCATCGCGACGGGGTTGTTCAGCGGCGCCGACCGCTGGAGGTACTCGCTACACTCGACCGAGGTCACCGCCTCGCCCAAGGCCGGGCACTCAATACGGCTCAGCGCGGCCAGGACGCGGCGCTCGACGCGGATCGTCGAGGGCGACGGGTAGCGGTTGGCGAGGATGGTGCTGACGGTCGAACGGCTCATGCCGATTGCCTCGCCGGCCTTCTTCTGGCTGCTGCGGGCCACCTCGGCGGCCAGCAACTGGACGAAGACAGGCGGACGCTCACCCCAGGCCGACAGATCGATTGCGCGTTCCATCAGCACCCCCACTGCCAGGCAATGAGGCGGCGGCCGAGCATCAGGGCATCACCGGCCAGGATCAGCAGCAGGCCGAGGGCCAGGAAGATGACGATGGGGATCAGTACTCGGCGCATGGCTGCACCTCTATCAACGGTCATTGCTTTTGCTCCTGCATTGCCTTGGCTTGACGTTCGTTCCAGCGGAGGTAGTTGCTGCGTTCCGCCTGCCTCCAGGGATGGCTATCCCCGTTCCGGCGCCCACCGATGGGATCGTTGCGGGGAGAGGTCAGCGCATCCTCAATCGCCATCCCCTTTGCCAGGCGCTTCAAAATCGATTGGTGAGAAACAACGCCGAAACGCTCCGCGAGGTCTGGCAACGTGCCGGTCACACCGAAGGCGGTATATCGGGGGTATGTCTCCCGGCGCCCGGCCATCATCGCGGCGACCGCCTTTTCCAAGCCCGCGGTCATGGTGCGTTTGCAGCCTTTCTTCTCCTGGTTGGCGCGCAGGCAGTCCCATGACTGCTGAGGCGACACCCACTCCACTTCTGGCAGGAATTCCAGGAGTTCATTGAACTTCCGCCAGTGCATTCCCAGGGCTCTGCTTACGGCCCAACGACTGAACCCACGGCTCGCCATGTCGCGGATGTACGCCTCGATGTTCGTAGTGCCGTGGAGGTGGCTTGTGCTAGCCTTCGCGGCGCTACCGCCTTGCTGTGCATGCATTTGCATGGCTCCTCTCCTTCCGGGTGGTGGTAGGTGTCGAGGGGCGGCCACCCCTCGGCACCGTCTTCATCACGGCCTCAGCCGCCTGATTCGCTGTTCTCTTCGGTATCCGCCACGCCAGCCTGGGCAGCGCCCCGCGAACGACTCCGGTTGTGCTGGTACTCGCCGTGCGAACTCCACATGACCTGGTCAAGGTTCGGGTCGTAGACCTGGCGGCGCGTCTCGCGCTGGACGATGGGCGGCCGAGGGCCGGTGTAGCGGCCGGGTTTGAGGGCGTAGTAGCGGCCATTGCGGGTCAGGTATCCGGCGTTTTGGAGGTCGATGAAGTAGCGCTGAACGGTGCTGGGCGACACGGTCGTGCCAGAGGCCGCCACCGATGCGGCGATCTGCTCCGGGGTCGCTGGACCGAGGATGCGCAACGTCCGCCAGACCGCCTCGGTGGTGTAGCCCTGCTGGGATGGCTTGCCATCGGCGTTCAGGTTCGGTGCCTCGACGCCGTTGTCGCGGACCAGTTGGAAAACGACTTCTTCGCCGCGCTTGAATCCACGGATCGCCTCGACGTAGCCGCCCAGGCGCAGGCAGGCGACATACTTCTCGACAGTCTTGTCGTGCTGGTTGGAGCGGCGCGCCACGCGGTAGATGGTGAACTCTTCGCGGTTGGCCCGGATTACTTCCCACATCTGTTGGCGGGGGCTCTTGCCCCCGACCATGGACAGGTGAGCCGGGTTCTTGCCGAGGCTCACTTCGGGTTCCTCCGGTTCGGCGCCTCACCCGTGTACAGCGGACGGTCGCCCCATGTCGCCAGGTCCATGCGATCCAGGCCCAGGTCGAGAGAGGTGTCGCGGACGTTCTCCAGGTTGACCGCGACACGGCGGACCGAGCCGTGGGACTTCTCGACCAGCAGGCCGAGCAGGTCGTCGGCGATCACCACCTGTGGGCTGTAGACCTGGACCAGCTTCTGAGCATCCAGCAGGGTCACCGGTTGTGCCGGAACCCAGCTCAGCACCCGGCCATGGAAGCGCTCGTATTTCTTCAGCTTGGTGGGCAGCATTTCCTCGCCGATCAGCAGGATGGCGGCCTGACTGGACTCGTAGAGGTCGCGCACCAGCTCGACGCTGCCTGCGGAAACCAGGTGGTCCATCTCGTCGATGATCAGCGGGCGGCCACTGGCGGCCAGTTCCTCGGCGATCTGGTCGGCCATCTCCGGGATGGTGCCAGCGGGCTTGATGCCCATCTCGGTCAAGATCGACTTCAGGGTGTGCTTGCGGTTCCACAGGCTCTTGGCCTGGACGTAGTAGGCCCGGCGAGAGTTGGCGACCCAGGCGGCGGCCATGGTCTTACCGAAACCGCTGGGGCCGTAGAAGCACACCAGGCCCGGCAGGCTGCGGGTACGCGACAGCGCACGCTCCAGGGCCAGGTCGCAGAGGCCGATATTGGCGATTTCCGCCATGTCCAGCGGGGCCAGTTTGGAGGGGGTGTTCAGGTTGCTCATGGGGTACTTCTCCAGTTGAATTAGCCTTGGCGGCGCAGGGCGTCGCCGGCCTCGACTTCGTTGCGGCGGAATGCCTTGTACGATTTGGACTGCGGGTAGAGGCGCAGGAACTTGGCCTCATGCTCGGAAACGCTGCTCCCTGCGGCCTGGCGGCCTTCCAGCTCGCGATAGAACTGATAGCGCTCGAAGTCCGACAGGGCTTGCACCTGGGCGGTGAACGCGGACTGCGGGTCGGCGGCGGCAGGGACGGCTTTGGGCTCGGAGCGAGTGTCCACGCGCTTGGCCTGGCCTTCGATCACCGCGACCTTAGCCAACTGCGCATTGATGCGCTCCGGGGTGATATCGCCCAGCCCCGGAATGGTGAGCGGCGTTTCGTGGGTGATGACATGCACCGGCCGCTGGCGGTCGATCTCGGCGATGTGCGCTTCGTGCCGGGCAATCGCGGCATCGGCGCGCTTCTCCATCGCCATTTCGTACACACTCTGGGCGCGGTAGCCGGTCGTGCTATCGAGGGCGGCCTCGCAGATCAGGCGACCATCCAGAGTCTTGACCCAGACACGTTCACCATCGTGGATGTCGTAAGCGATCTGCACTTCCTCGCCATTCCAGTGTTCCAGTTCGGGGTGGTGGTACTTCTGCTGGTACAGGCTCACCAGGGCGCGACGGACAGTGCGGCGCTCATGCGGACGGAACAGATCGCGCAGTTCCTCGCCCCGCACGGCCACCGGCTGCCAGCCAGCGGCGACATGCTGCGCCCAGGACTCGGCAGGGGTCTGGTGGCGGCGCTTGCCGGTCAGCGCATCGACGATCCTGGGCAACGCGCTGTGCGGGGTGTGATTGAACTCGTCGCACCACTGCTCGACCATCGCCTTGGCCTGCTCGAAGGACTCCACCAGGATGCCGGAGCCAGCTTTCTCGGCCTCGGCCTTCAAGCGGCGGCGCTCGTCCACCTCTTCGGCCTTCACCAGTTTCTGGGTCAGCTTCAGGACGCGCTTCTGCGCCAGGCTGTCCATGTCCTTGCCCATGTAGGTCGCCAGTTCGCGGGCGCGGCTGTCGAGGTACTTGTTGAAGTTCTCGCAGATGCCGTTGGCCTGGCTGTTGCCCGGCAGGTTGTGGGTGATGTGGATGCCGGTGCGGGCCTGGAGCGAGGCTGCCGGATCGAAGCTGACACGGTCGTTCTTCACGCTGCCGGTGTTATCGGTCTGCCAGACCGCTGGGACGCCGGCCTCGGCAACTGCATTGAACAGCGACCCCATGATCACCAGGGTGGACTCGGACAGGCCGACGCTGGGCCGGAACACGTAGCGGGTCGCCACGTCATGGGTGTGCCAGACCTCCAGCTTGACGTACTTACCCGATACCGGATGTGGCGCGGTGAAGTGCGTACCCCAGCCGTCCGAATGCACCTCCTGCATCGGCACCATACCCTCCGACGTGCGAGTGCGGGCGTACTTGTGCGGGTTGAGCGCACTACCCTGGTGCCGGCCGCGCTTCTTGTCCAGGTTGCTGAATTTCTTGCTGTACCAGCGATAGACGGAGTCGTAGCTCGGTGCCGGGATGCTCGGCGGCAGCTCGCGGCACATCTGGCGCCAGGCATCGGTCAGCGGTGGTTTCTGCGGGCGCTGCATGGCGGTCAGCAGGTATGGCACCCACGGATGGATGCTCATGTCCTTCTCGCGCTTGCCGGGCGCTAGGCCATCGGCGCCGCCGTCGCGGGCCATTTCCAGCCAGCGCTCCAGGGTGCGACAGGACAGCATGCAGGCGGCGCGCTGCACGTCCTGGCCGGGCGCGACTTCGGCGGTCGGGAAGCCTTCGTCGCTGATGACCACGTCCCAGCGCAGACCCGCGCGGGATTTGCTGTTACCCATCGCCAGGGCGTTCAAGGTGTTGCGGTCCAGCTCGCCGGACGCCGCCCAGGTCAGCAACTGGATGCAGGCGGTACGCTGGTTCATGCCCTGGTTTTGCATGCGCTGTAGGACGTTGACCACCAGCAGGCGGGCGTCGCGGATGATGGTCTGACGGTGGGTCAGTGCGCCTTCGGCGGACGCCCGCTGCCAGATCGCCCGCTTGCCCTTGGTGGTGCGTGGCGTCGGCAGTTGCTCGGCAGCAGGAGCCTGGGCGGCGATGGCCTTTACAGCCTGCTTCAGCAGCGCCTTGCGGGTTTCCTCAGGCAGGCTGGAGATGTGGTATTCGGTGGCCTTGGTGCCTTCGCGGCGGCGCCCCTGCCAACCTTCTCGGCTAGCGAGCTTTCTAGTGCCTTGAGCAGTGAGAGGGATGCCAGGTAGTCCAACTAGCTCACTGACAACATGCCAACTAGACAT